GGCGCCGTTCACCTGATTCAGGATCGGGCCGCCAATGCCCTGATACGTGATGTACGGCCGGGGCGTGTCCACGGGAGCGAAGTCCGGGAACACGGCGTCGGGCGCCACGGCGTTCAGCACGGCGTACAGGTCCGTCTCGAAGCTCACGCCAACAGCTCCAGCAGCTTGGCCTTGGCCGCGGCCACCGCTTCATCCTGGCGGTTGAACGCCGGCCGGATGAAGGGACGCGCGCCGACCTGCTTGGGCGCCGGCAGCGGCGAGCGTTTGTTCGTGTACCACTTGCCGTCCTTGCCGAGGTACACCCTGAATTTCTGGATGTGCCCGTACTCCACCAGGTGACCGTGCGGCGCCTTCTTCGCATTCCAGCTCACGTGGTAGGTCGCGCGCGAGTAGCCATCGCCGGCCTTCACGCTGTTGCCCTCGCTAAACACCTGGTAGATCGAGCTGCGCAGGTTGCCGGTGATGTAGCCGATCGCGTTCACGTTCTGCAGCACGATCTTGTAGAGGACGTCGGCGGCTGCTTGAGCGGCCGGCCGCACGGCGCGGTGGATGTCGCCCTCCAGCTGGTGCAGCATCTCGTTCACGGCGTTCATGTCGACCTTGAGGGTGATCGAGTTCCGGCCCGCGTACTTGGCCCGCCGCACGTCGGCGCGGCGGCTCGGCTTCGACAGGCTGGCCATGGGGCTACTTCGTGACGGTGCAGGTCAGGTCAACGTGCCGGCGGCGCTGCATGTCCGGCAGCACGGCCACAATCCCGTAGGCCACGCCGGCGTGCAGCACGCGCATGTCCGTGGTGAGGTCCGTGCGGAAGCGGCTGATGCGGATCGACACGGTGGCTGTGGACCCCTGCGCGCCGGCCCGGACGGCCTCCAGGCCGCGCAGGAAGCGGATGTCCGCGTATTCCTTGGCGCCGAAGTCGGCCCAATCCGTGCGCGGCTGCCCGATCGGGTCCTTCCCCGCGACCCGCTTCTGAATTTGCACCAGGTGCTTGCGCGTGCCGATGGTCACAGCGTGTCCAGGTATTTCATGACCGCCGCGCGCAGGGCCGCGCCGTGCACCGCGCTGTAGACGATCTCCTCGGCCACCTCGACGTTCGCCCACAGGGTGCCGGAGGGGCTCGCGCCCAGCGTCAGGCCGTCCAGGTTGGCCGCGCCAGCGTTCCCTGTGGTCACGTTGCTGTCGACCTGCAGCAGGCTGTTGGCGCCGTTGAAAACCATCGCCACGCTGTGCCAGGCACCCAGGGTCAGGCCGCCGTTGGCAGCCACAGGCCCCGCGCCACCGTACATCGAGACGCTGGGCGTGGTGCCGGTCTGCAGCAGCACGCTCTTGTTGATGGTGTTGCCGTCGCAGATGTAGCGCCCGCTGGTCCAGGTGATCGGCTTCACGCGCAGGTAGCGGGTGTAGCCGTTGGGGATCGCGAAGGCCGCGGTCTTCAGCAGGTCGCTGGTGCCGTCGAACAGCAGCGTGCCGGCGGCCTGCTTCGTGGGCTTCGCGGCGGCCGTGGACTGGGAGTAGTTCCGGCCGTTGCCGCTCTGGTCCGCCCACGCGCTCACCGCGCCCGACACGTCGGTGATGCCGGTGTTCTTCTTGAACCACGCCGCGATGTTCTGCGTCGGGAAGGGAACGATGCCGCCCAACCGCGCTTCCGCCGGAGAGCGCAAGGCATCCGACAGCAGCGGCTGCAGCAGCCGGTGCAGCATCAGATTTTCTCCACCCCGAATGCCATGCCAGCGGCCTGCGCCGGCCTCCAGACCCGGTACGTACCAGCGCCGCTCAGTACCCGCGCGAGCTGCCCGTACTTCAGCTCGCCGACCGTGGTGAACGCTCCGGACGCGGCCTTGATCTGCACTTTCGCCAGCACGCCGGGCGTGGCGTCGTCGGCAGTCGGCGAGGTGATGAAGAGCGTCGCAGTGTCGCCCGCAGCCAGCGTGAACTCCGCCGACGTGGCGTCCCCGGTCCCGCTCGGGATGATGTTTGCCATGGAGGTTCTCCTCTAGACGCCGATGCCGATGCGGAAGGGCCACAGGAACCGTTCTGCGGCCGGTGGGATGCCAACGACGTTGTCCTCGTCGCCGCGGTGCTCCCAGAGGCTTCCTGCGATCAACAGGATGGCCGTCGCGATGCTGTCGGTCGAAATGATGCCGCGCATGGTGCGGTTCCACTCTTCCAGCGCGGCGTTGTAGGTGTCCTTCGCCAGGCGCTCGGCGTAGGCGCGCTGGTCGCAGTCGGCAATCGCCCGGGCAGCGTCGATGTCGGTGTCGTAGGCGGTCTTCGCCGCGGCCAGGGCGTCCGGTGCCGCCGCCTTGGCCGCGGTGAAGTCCTCCGGCGTCGCGTAGACGTTGCGGCCGAGGAACATGATCGCCTGCTCCTCGGCCGCCGCGAGTTTGCGCTCCAGGTCGGCGTCCTCGCCCGTCTCGAGCGACAGGCGCAGTTCGCGCGTTGCGGTGGCGACGTCGACCAGCGGCACTTACTTGCTCCGGTGGGCCTTCTTCGCCGCAGGAGCCGGCGCGGGCGCCTTCTCCTTCTTCTCCAGCTCGGCGAGCTGGCGCTGGTAGGCGGTCCACTCCTCGTCCGAGACAGCTTCGGCCGTGCCGTTGTCGATCTCGCGCTGCGCCCCGACCTCATCGAGCTCCACCATCTGGCCGGCCCGCCGGTCGGGGCGCTTGAAGCAGATGCGCACCGTTTTCACGCTGCCCCCTGCTTGCCGCGCCCGCCGCGGCCGGTCTTCTTGGCGGTCGGGCCAGCCTTGTTCTGGCTCGGCCCCGGCGCTGCCTTGTTGGCGGTGGACCCTTCGGCCGCCTTCTCGTCGCGGTCAGCGTCTGTGGTCGCGGCCCGGCCGCTCACCTCCTCGGCCTCGCCGCGTTCGATCGCAGCGCGCGCGGCGCCCTCTTCCAGCTCGGCGACCGTCCCGGCACGGGGGTCGCCCTTCTTGAAGCGGATCCTCATGTTCAGCTCCTGGTGGTGGAAATGAAAAGCCCGCCGAAGCGGGCCGCCTGTCGATCAGGACCAGGATCAGGCGATGAAGCCCAGATCCCCGTAGATGAGAGCCTCGGGCCGGTAGACGGCGAGCGCCAGCCGTTCCTCGCACAGGATCGTCACCAGGTTCTTGATGAAGTCGTCCTCGTTCTCCGTCGCCAGCTCCACCCGGGCACGCCAGCGGTCGAACAGCTGGCACGCGAGCCGGAAGGCGCCCGTGAGGAACTTGTCCTGCGCCATCGCCTGGGTGGCAACCACCGGAAGGTTCCACAGCCGCGGCGCGATGCCGCCCTGCGGGTTGCCGATGATGTACTGCCCGGTCGAGTCCTTCAGCAGCTCGATGCGCGTCCAGTCGATCGGGTTCATCACGTGGCCCGTGGCCGGATACTCGGCCAGCTCGGTCTGCAGCATGGCCAGACGCATCTGGTCCATGGAGTTCGCGGCCGCCAAGCCTCCCGGCGCGACGAAGGCGGTGGCCTGCGGGATGATTCCCAGCAGGTTCTGCCCGGTGCCGTCGCCATTGAGCAGCTGCTGCTCCTCCTTGAAGGCGAGGCCGTACAGCAGGCGCCCGTCGATGTAGCTGGCCAGCATCGGGGCGTCGGACATGATCTGCCGCGAAGCCTTCACGTAGTGGGCGATGACCTTCGCAGTCGTGCTCACCAGGTCGAACTTCAGGTCGGTCTGCGGCTTAGCCGCACCCTCCGCCACCGGCGCCGCGTTGTTCGTGAAGCCGGTCTCCTTCACGTACTCCAGCGCGTTGCCGTCCATCTGGCCGGGGGTGATGAGGTCCCGCACCGTCAGCCGCCGTTCGGGCGGCGCGATCAGGCCAGCCAGACGGGTATTGCGCACCAGGTCGCCCGCGGCGCCCGCGACGTCTGCGGTCGCCAGCGTGATGGTGGCCTTCACCTCCATGTCGGCGCGGCCGCGCTGTCCGGGGGAGTCGAGCAGCTTCTTCACGCCCTCGTGCTCGATGAACTGCTGGCCGATGCTCTTGCGCTCGCCGCCGCCCTGGCCCTGGTCGCCTTGCAGCGCACGCGCGGCCTTCTGCTCCAGCTCCTTGATGATCTCGCGCAGCTTGTTCAGCTCGGTCATCGCCACGTCGGCGCGGTCCTTGGCTTCCTGCGAGAGCTTCTCGCCGGCCTTGGCCTTGCCGTTGAAGTCCTCGGCTATCGCCTTGACTTCGTCGGTGCGCTTCTTCAGCTCCGCCGCGAGCTCCGGCAGATCCTTGATCTCGGGCTCGTCGGCGTACGCCATCAGGCCGGCCCGGGCCATGTAGCGCGTCAGCGTGCAGTGCACGGAATAGGCGGCAGCGGCAGCGAGGCTGGCGATGGCCGCGAAGATCGGAGTCCGTTTCATGCTTTTCCTTCGTTTGGTGATGTTCAGGAGGTCGCCTTCAGCGCCGCCAGCGCCTGCCTCACGGCTTGCGCAGCGGCGTCGCTCCCGGACTCACTCCGGAGAAGCTGGGACAGGCCCTTGCCGGCGATGGCAGTGGCCTGGGTCTTCGAGAAGCCTGCCTCGCGCAGGAACTCCTCGAATTCGGGCAGCGAGGGCAGCTTTCCCTCGCGAATGAGCGTCTTCACGTCCGTCACCCCCGCCAGCGGGTTCATGCCGAACGTGACGGGGCTGATTTCCCAGAGCTTGAGCGCCTTCAGGCGCCGCACGCCCGACTTCAGCAGCTCCGCGCCGCCGGCGAGCACGTCGTAGCCGAAGGACATGCCGCACAGCGCCTTCGCGCGCATGAGCGCGTAGGCCGTGCGCGCGCTGGGCGCCTCGAGCACCAGGCTGCCGCGAAAGTGCAGGCCTTTGCTGTCCTCCTCGACTTCGGCCGTGCCGATCGGGTCGGTCATGCGATGCTGGTTGCACACGATCACCCGGCCGTCGGGGTTCTTGGCGATCTCCTTGAAGGCGCCGCGCTCCAATATGTCGCCGCCTTCGTCGATGTTGCCGAAGATCCCGGCGTAGCCTTCGAAGCTGCCGGCGTCGCCGAACGCCTTGGTTTCGAACTCGATGGGCGCGTCGAAGTAGCGCATGGTGGTCCCTTTCATTCGCCGCCGGCGGGCGTGCCGGCAGGCTCCGTGTTCATCGGCACGCGGTATTCCTTGCCCTTGCCGTCCGGGAGCGCGGGCTCGTCTTCGAAGTCGCGGACGTCGTCGATGCAGTACACGCCGCGATCCAGCAGCGTCGCGTAGGCGCTCGACTGCTGGGCGAAGTTGCCGCGCAGCAGGCCCCGGAAGTTGAAGCTGATGTTCAGGCCGCGGCGCTCCTCGGGCCGCAGCAGCTTGCGGCGCATCGTCTGCTCCATGCGCACCAGGGTCGGCCGCACCGCGTAGGTGAGGAAGTACTGGTTCAGGTTCTCCAGCGACGAGGCCCAACTGCTCGCCTTGTCGGTGTGGCCGATCAGAGGCGGCGGCACCAGGTACGGTCGGCAGCAGTCCTCGATGCCTTGGTAGCGCGATTCCAGCAGCTGCGCGTCCTTGGGGTTCATGCGGATCGCGTTGGCGGTGGCGACGTCAAAGCCGTGCTCCAGCAGCATCCACTTGCCCGCGTTCTCCGGCCGGCCGAAGGTGGCCAGGTTGTCGCGGAACTGGTTGCGCTGCTCCGTCGACATCTGCACGTTGGGCGGCTGCTTCAGGAACCCGCCCATCTTCAGGCTGTTGCGGAACTCGCGCGCCGCGGCCTGGTTCGCCGCCATGACGCCGCCCATCATCTCCGCGGCGTACTGGATGGGCGACAGGCCCACCAGGCCGTCCAGGGTGAAGCCGCGAAAGTGCAGGATGCGGTCTTCGTTGAAGGTGATGATGTCACTGCCCTTGGGCTGGTATTCGTACTTCAGCCCGCCGCTGACCAGGCGGCTGACCCGCATCTTTTCCGGGTTCTTGGGCGTCAGCGCCACCACCCGGTCACCGCGGTCGTTGCTGTCGATGACCGAGTAGCCGTTGCCCCAGAGGTCCAGGCTCGCCACCGCGACCGCGAAGAACTCGCTGGACGTCATGTCGGCGTTGGGCGACAGGTGCAGCAGCTCGAACAGCGGGTGCCCGTCCGCCAGCGTCTTGTCGCCGTTCTTCATGTGCACCGGCAGGCTCGCGATCGTCTCGGAGCGAAGCCGCACGCATGCCCAGACCGCGGCGATCTTCAGTGCCGTGTCCGCGTTGACCGCGGCGCCCGACTCGCTGTAGTAGGTGTCGAAGGGATAGGCGACCTCGCCGGCTTCGAGCCTAGGCCGGCCGGTGATGCGCTCCCAGAAGCGCCTCCAGAAGCCAACGTCGGTGAGGCCGGCCGACTTCGTGCGCGCTGGTGTCATGCGATCACCGGATCGTTGAGGAAGGTCTCGATGCTCGGGGCCGCTTCAGGGTCCAGCAGCATCAGGGAGGCCGCATCCAGCAGCGCCATGACAGGGTCGATCTTCGCCGCGCCGCTCGCCGCCTTCGTGATCAGGGCCGCGTTGCCCTTCGGCTCGACCTTCGCGTTCCCGATCGCATACGCCATCAGGCGCTGCGCACCGTGCTCCAGCTCGCCGGACTTCAGCTTGCGCTCCGTCACGGTCATCGCCCCGATCAGGCGCCAGCTCTGCGGAATCCCGTGGATCATGTCCTCCGGGATGCCGATGGCCAGCAGCGCCGCCAGCATGACCTTGTGCGTCTTCTCGGGGTCCAGCCCGACCCCGGCCAGCAGGCCCGCCTCGTAGATCTGCGCGACGACCGCGGCCACCGCGGAGACGTCGTCCGGCAGCTCCTCGATGATCACCAGGTCGCCGTCGTCCTCGAAGTCGCGGTACTTGGACTCCTCGGACTTGCGCTGCTCCAGCGCATCCGGCGAGCACCAGGCGCGGCCCCAGTGCAGCCATTTGCCGGTGCCGCGCTCGCGGCCGACCGCGGCCAGCGCCAGCAGGTCGTCCAGGCCGCCGCCGTCGATTCCTACCGTCACAACCTCGCTGCGCCGCAGCAGGTCCTTGAGGGACAGGCCCTTGCGACCCTGGCGCTCCCAGTACTTGGCGCCCTTCCAGCCGTTCACGATCAGCGCGACGCCGATCTGGATGTTCAGGTGCTGCGAGGCCCACAGCCGCAGCGCCGCCTCGCCGTTGCCCTCCTCCCGCTGGCAGGCCTCAACGAGCTCCGGCAGCTGGATGGAAAGGCCCAGGTTGGGCATGACCTGCGGCCAATTCTTCGGGTCGCGCCAGGGCTTGGCCGGGTCCTCCTGCATCTCCTTCGGGAACTCGTACAGCACCGGGAGCATGCGGCCCGTGGCCTTGCCGTCGCGGATCGCCCTGGCCTGCTCCAGGTCCTCGGCGAACACGCCCGCCGGCGGCTCGTCCGACTGCGTGGTGATCACCGCCAGGAAGGCCTCAGGGAACGGCTGCATGCCGCCGCGCAGCTGCAGCATGGCCTTCTTCGCCCGCGGCATCTTGCCGAGGACGTGCTCCTCGTCGATCAGCGCGGCGACCACCTTCTCCCCTGTCACGATGGCCGGATCGAAGGTCAGGATCTTCAGCTTGGCGCCCGTCTGCCGGTGCACGATGTGCTTCAGGTGGTCGCGCACGTGCAGCTTCTTGTGCAGCACGTTGTCCAGGGCGATCGCGCCCTCGGCCGCGGCGAAGGCGTCGTCGGCGGTCTTCTGCACCGGGCCGGTCAGCAGCATCGGGGCGTGCGGCCGCTCATTCAGCAGCAGGAACGTCAGCATCAGCAGCGCGCCGCCAGTGGTCTTGTTCTGCTTCTTGCTCACCAGCAGGAACAGCTCGCGGATGTAGCGCCAGCGCAGCACCGGGTCGTAGCTGCCGAAGATCACCCGCACGATCTGCCGGAACCATTCGCCGCCGGCTTCTTCCATGGTCGGGGTGCCCGGCACGTCGAACAGGCGCAGCTTGTTGAAGACCGCCACCGCCCGGTCGGCCGCGGCGACGTTCAGCGGCAGGTTCTCGGGCAGCAACGAGCGGCCCGCGCGCAAGCGCGCCTTCCAGTCCCGGCAGGACAGGTCCCAGACAGCCGGCGCGCTCATTGCAGGGTCGTTCCGGCCTTCGGAAGGAGGTCATCCCACTCGGTGCCCTGGGCCGCGGTGTGCGCGTCGGCCTGGGCCTGCTCTTTCTTGCCCAGCTTGGCCGGTTTCTCGGCCGGCGCAGGCGCTGCGACCGGTGCGGGCGGCGGCGCCGGCGGCTGTTCGCCCTCGGGAAGCGGCGGGGCCTCGAATTCCGGCACATTGCCGAGATACGCCCGGGCCGCCGCGCTGGTGCCCTTCTTCTTCGCGGTCGTGAACACCGCCTCCAGCACCTCCATCCGGCGCTTCTGGGCCTCGATCGAGAGCTCCTGGCGGTAGTGCTTGCGCAGCGTCTCGCGGCTGATCCCCAGGGCCGTCGCGATGTCCTCGTGCGTCATGCCGCCGCCGGCCGCGATCGACACTTTTCGCCTCAAAGCGGGCGTCGGAGCGTGCTCCGGGCGCCCTCTCGGCCGGCTGCTAGCTTTTCTGGGCACGATCACCAGTCCAGGTGGAAATCAGGGGAGAGCGAAAAAAACCTGCGCATGGGGTACCGAGCGGTTTCGGGCGGCCGGCATGTCCGAACTTTCACCCTCCCCCTCCCCTTCGAGTGCCGCAGGCCCGCGTCAGCCAGCCCTACGCGCCACGATCTCGGCCAGCCTGACGCGAACCCACTCCGGCATCACGTACGCGCCACGGGCCCGCATCGCCGCTTCCTCGGCGCTCTTCTCGGCGTGGCAAGGCTCGGCGTGCAGCAGCCACAGGTTGCTGTCCTGGTCCGAGCCGCCGGCCCAGCGCGGATGCGCGTGGTCGACGACGTCCCGCTCCGGCAGCCACATCAGCCCGCACATGGCGCAGCGCGATCCGTCCAGTTGCTGAATCCGGGCTCGGGTCTTCTGCCAGGCGTCGCCGGCCGGCCGCGGGTCGACGTTCTGCACGGTCAGCATGCGCACGCGCTGGGGCAGCTGCCGCACCTGGGGCCGGAGGGTGCGCAGGGTCACAGCAGCCGCGCCTCCCTGCACAGGTTCGCCCAGCGCTGGATCGCCAGCACGGCGCATTCCTCGGCGCCCGCCAGCTCGCTCTGCTCCCCGCGCGCCGTGGCCCTGAGCGCCGGGCTCTCCTCCAGCCCGAACGCGTGGGCCAGCAGCGCATGGAAGCGGTCGTGATCGCGGGTCATCGCCCAGACGTCGCCCTCGTAGCCGAGCGAGCGGGCCCGGGCCTTGTCCTCGGGCGTGTCGCCGGGCGCGGCATGGATCACGGTACCGTCCGGCAGCGTCGTGCGCACGAAGCCGCCCGCGAACACCTCCACCAGGGTGTGGCCGTAGGCGAAGCGCTCGTCGCCGTGCTCGCGCATGGTCAGTCGCCGTTGCTGCTGGGGTCGAGGGACTGCGGGTGCGTGTCCTCGGCGTCTGCTGGGAGGTCGACGCCTTCCGTGAGGGCGTCCAGCAGCTGCCGCAGCATGGATCGTGTGTTGTCCAGCTTCGCCTCGATGCGCTGCTGCCCGGCCTCGATACGCTGCAGCGCCTCCGTCTGGCTGTCGGCCATGGCTCAGGCGGGAACAGCGCGCTTGGCCAGGATGCCGACCGTCACGCTGATGCCCGCGCCGCGCAGCCGCGCGTTGACCTCGCTGCCGTCCCAGTTGATGGAGCCTGCGACCCGCACGCTCAACTCCTGGTCCTCAGCCGGCTCCTCGCACAGGTCGATGAACGAGCTCGCCGTCGCCTCGGCTTGCGCTCGATCGGCCCGGTGTACGGGCTGCTGCTGCTCCACCGAATCGAATTCGGCGGCTACCTTGGCGCGAGCCTCTTCCTTGTTGGCGGCGAACACCGTGAACGAGTAGGACATGCTGCGGCCCTCCTGCGGGTCGTTGTGGGGAATAGGTGGGTGCCGGGACCGGTCCGCGACCTGGAGCGCAGGACCCGAGAGGAGAGGAGAAGTCGGGTCGCGGTGGCCCCGGCCTGAAACGACGAAGCCGCCTCGGTGGGCGGCTTTCAGGGCGCACGAATCCTACTGAGCTTCTACCCGAGGGGCCGGAGCAAGCCTCGGGGCGTTCGGCAGGGATCGTGCGCGGGTTGGTGGGTTCGTGCCGCGCAGTGTAACGCCCTTGCCCGGCGGTGTGTATGGCTGGGGTTGCGCTGCGTCAACCTGGCAGGTCGACTTCCTCGCCGAGCTTGCTGGCCACGTAGGCTCGCATGGCGGCGATCAGGGGTGTCGGGCCTTCACCGTCCGGTGCGCCGATGCCGGGATCGTAGGTCTGATGGCCGTTCAGGATGACCGCCAGCCACGGCCCGCCGTAATGCGGCGCGTCTTCGTAGAACATGACTGCGATCCGCTCCCGCTCGATGATCGGGCCGGCAATGGTCCAGTCGCGGCTGGGGCTGAACGACGATCCTTGGCCGCCTGGGTACACGTATTCGCCCGTGGTTCCTTGCCAGTCCACCTGATCGGCAATCGCCACGGCTGCATCCAGCAACGCGCCCTCCAGCTCTGCGACCTTGTGCCTCATGCCGGCCATCCTACTCGTCCGGCTGGCTGTGGTTCGTGATGCCCCGCATCCCCAGCTTCAGCCCCGCCCGCGCCCGGTTCAGGCAGTCGCCCAGGTACACCCACAGCTGCCGCTCGCCCATGCTGTCGGGCGCTGCGTTCGGGTCGTCCAGCCACCGATCCAGTACCGCCTGGGCATGCGTGTCCGGCTCCTCGATCCCGAGCTTCACCGCGTGCAGCGCGAGCTGCTGCAGCACCTCGTCGTACTCGCGCAGGCGCCGGCGGGCTGCCTTCTTCTCGCCGATGTAGGTCAATCCGTTCTGCACCCGTTCGCGGTTGTGGAGCGCCCGGGCGGCCTCGCGCGACCAGCCAGCGCCGCGCAGCAGCTCGTACGGGCGCGCCGCCTTCTTCACCGGCCGAATCGAGTCCCACTGAGCCCGCATGCGCCGTAGCGCGCTGCCCATGTGCACCTCCGTCCAGGCGGCGGCCGCCAGGATGCCCTGGGCGCCGGCGCCGGCGCCGTGCGGCAGGCCGAGGTCGGATGTGACCGTCGCCACCTCGTACTGCTCCTCGAGCGATGGCGGTGGATGCTGGGGGTCGATGGCGCCACCACGGCTCACGCGCGCTCTCCCGCTGCCGGCGGCAGCTGCACGACGCCCAGGCGCACGCGCCCCTCGAGGACGAGGACTTTCGCGCCTGGCAGCACCCGCTCCATCTCGGCCCTGAGCGCGTCTCGCTGCCGCGGCGTCAGTATCTGCTCGGTGTGCACCACGAAGACGTCGCCCGGCTGCACTGCCAGGCGCTGCATCTCGCCGACCCACCGGATCTCGGACGCGCCGCTCATGGCTCCTCGATTCCATCGACGCCGATCCACACCGGCGGGTGCGTGGTTCCCCACGCGTTGAAGCGCACCAGCGCGCCCTCGGCGATGGCCTTGCGCTCGGCTTCGCTCGGGCGCCAGTAGCTCTCGACGCAGTCCTGGCCGTTCGCGTACCGGATGCGGGTGATTGGCAGCGGGACGCACTCGTCGTGCGTTGCGCCTTTCGGTGGAAGCAGCACGCTCGTGTTGCTTGGGTGCTGGGTGGGTCTCATGGGAAGGCGACCTCCCTCGGCTCCTCGAACAGCGGGCCGTCCGTCTGCACCGTGAGCGTGCCGAGCTGGTGGGCGGCGACGATCGCCACGCCCAGCGCCGGCCACACATGCGTCGACACGCCGTACAGCGGCCCCGGCATCGCCTTCGTGCCGATCTGCGGCGTCGCACCGCCGCCGGTGCGCGGGAACAGATCGAGCAGCGCCTGACGCACGTTCGGGTCTTTCGCGTTCGCCTTGCCGCACAGGTGCATCTTCACGTCCCTGCGGTAGACCAGGCGCACCGCCTCGGGGTCGCGCCACGCCTGCTGGAAGCGGCCGATCCACACCACGGTTTCGAACACCTCCCGGCCCACCGGCATGCCGTAGCTCGCGACCATCTCCACGGCGAGGTGTTCCGCCTCGCCCGCGACGCCCGAGCGCCTTCCCAGCAGCAGCATGGCCAGCACCGAAGCGTTCCTGTCGACACCGCAGTTCACCACGCGCACGCCGTCGAACAGCACCCAGCCGGTCTGGGTGGGCCCGGGGTCGAGCGCCAGGACGACGCTCATTGCAGCGTCGCCGCAGCGCGCCGGCCGCGGCGGCCCTTCGGTTCGGAGGCTGCCAGCGCCGCCTCGGGCGTGCCCTCCTCGAGCTGACCGCCGGTGTCATCGTCGTCCAGGTCGTCATCGCCGGGCCCCTTGCCTTCCAGCAGCGGAGCACCGTTGTCCGTCGGCGGCGGCGCGTCGGGGTGGCCGCTTCGCCATCCCTTTTTCACCGGCACGAGCTCCGGCGGCGCGAAGAGCTGGATGTGGACCTCGCCCATGGTTGCCAGCCCGCACAACTCGCCGTACAGGGTGTTGTTCTCCAGCTCGTCGCCGTTGTACGAGATCGAGAACTTGACGTCGGTGGTGCCGCCTTCGTGCAGCGTGATGGTGAGGCCGCCCATGGCGACGTCGGTCAGGTCTACGTGTTGCGCCTCACGGCCCCAGTCCCACGTCCAGCGGAATCCGCGCGCCTTGGGCTGCTCCCACCGCACGTCCTCGGTCTTGAGCTGGGGGAACCGGATATTCGGCAGCGGGATCACGACGTTGGGCAGCGACTCCTGCGATGCGTCGGCCGCCTTGTTGCGGTAGAAGTGCGCGCGCAGGCCAGGCTCGATGTCGTCCAGCACCGTGTTCTCGGTGGTGTACTGGAACGTCAGGTCGATCGCGCGCACGCGCTTCTCGTTGCCGTTCTCGTCCTTGCCGTGCATTTCGGTGCGCGGGTTCGCGTTGACGCAGCGCACGGCGGTGGTCTCGGGAAGCTGGAACATGGGTCGGGTCCTCCAGGTGGTCAGATGGGCAACTGGTCGAAGTCGATGTAGCGCGGCCGCTCCCACGGCGTCTCGCGGAATTGCTGGCTGTCCTTGTCGAACCAGAAGGCGAAGCTGCCTTCCCACGGGTGGTGGCGCTGGCCAGCCACGCGCACGAACGAGTCGGGGTCCTCGCGCAGCTTCTTGAACATCGCCTTGCGCAGCTCCTCGTCGCTCTCGCGCTCAGCCTTCGCGAGCTCCTCGGCCTTGCGCAGGTTCTTCCACACGATCAGCACGTTGTCGGGCATGTCGGAGATCTCGCCCGCGCCCTTCACGGCGAACTTGTCGGGCGCGATTCGCTCGTTCTCGCCCTTGCGCATGTGGCAGACCAGGTGAATGTGCAGGCCGGTGTCACGCGCGATCGTGGACAGCGCGTCGACGAAGTCCTTCTGGCCCGTGAGGTCGTCCACGCCGATGCCGCACTTCATGAGGCTGTCGATCACCAGGTGGTCCAGGCCCATCTTCTGCCGCACCCAGCGAGCCAGTGCCTCGATGCGCGTTGCTGCCACGCGCCCGAGGTGGTCGTAGATCCACAGCCGGCCATCCGTCCAGCGGTGGAACTGCTGGATGTACGGGATCGAAGGCTCGCCCACGCCTGCGGCCTGCTGCGACATCTTGGCCATCGTCTCGGACGGCTTCATCTCCATGGAGGCGATGCACACGCGCTGCCCGGCCTGCAGCAGGTTCAGCATCACGTGCGTCAGGAAGGTGGTCTTGCCGTGCTTGTTGATGCCGGCCCATACCGTGAGCTCGCCCACGCGGAAGTTGAACTTCCCGTCCATCTTCGAGAAGCCGGTGGAGCGCCAGTTCGTGGAGCGGCCGGCGCCGTGGAAGCGGTCGATCACCGCCTCCAGCCAGTACGAGGCCGGCCGGATCTTGGCCTGCTCCACCTCCAGCTCCGCCGCCCACGCGTCGAAGTCGGGATCGTCGTCGGGGATCAGTTGGGCCACAGCACGGCTCCTCTCGGGTGCTTGGTCAACGCCGCGGCGCACAGCTGGCGCTCGATGGGCGTGTAGTTCAGCGGCCACGGGTACCAGTGGAACTCGTGCACCGCAGCCAGGTCGCCGATGCCGCGGCAGCTGTAGCCCGTGCCGATGTCGACGTCGTGCGTGTCCTGCTCGAACTCGGTTCCGAGCAGACCGACCGCGGACCAGTGCTCGTCAAAGCGCCACACGAGGCGCCGCGGCAGCGCGTGCGCGATCCCATCGAGCAGCTGCAACGTGCGCTCGGCCTTCACGCTCGGATCGCTCCACAGCCAGACCTCGAGCTTGCCCAGCATCCGCCAGTCCAGCCGCTCCGCGGGCATGTCGTCGTGGACGTAGAGCACCGAGCGCGCGCCGAACTCGCCGCCGATGGTCGACACCACCACCGGGCCGTGCGGCCGCATGCCCTGGCGGCGCGCCTCCAGCAGGTCGCGGGCGTTGACGGCGTACCAGGGCCTCAATGCGCGCTCCTCGTCCAGTCCTCGGCGCCGTTGGCGCGGGAGCGCTCGCCGGCCAGGCGCTGGCATGTCGCCTTCAGGTACGCCCGGGGCTCCGGCGGTGTCTCCGCGACAGCAGCGCGCACCGCCTGCAGCACCACCGGCTGGCCGTAGTCCTGCACGAGCTTGCCCAGGAAGCTGCCGGCCTGGTCCTTGGACACGCCGGCCTCGGTCAGCACGGACTTGCCGGCTCGCCAGAGCTCTTCCTTGACCGGATCGAGTCGCTTCTGCCGAGCAGGCGGCTTGCCGCCCTCTCCGGAGGAGAAGATATCTCCCTCTCCTTCTCCTTCTCCCTCTCCGTTCCCTTTCAGAGCGTTTTCCGCTGGATTTCCGGCGGATGGTCCGGCGGACGGCGGCGGAATTCCGGCGGACGGCTTCTGGAATTCCGGCGGTAGATCCGCCGGACGTCCAGCGGAAATCCACTGCTCGAAGGTCGGCGCTGGGATGATTTCCAGCCCCTCCTCCTTGCGTTTCTTGTTCTCCTTGCGGATGCGGTCGGTCCACTTGTCATAGTGATGGTGCAGCCTCGAGTCCCAGGCCTGCAGGGCCTTCTCGGCGACGACCGTGTGATAGAGGCGGCCGTCGCTGCATTCGACGAAGCCGGCCATTGCCTCCTTGCGCAGCTTCTTCCACTCGCGCACGCCCACCGGCATGCGGCCGAAGCCGGCGAATTGCGCTAGCTCCACGTCGTCGTCGGGCAAAGAGCCCGCGGGCACCTGGTGCCAGGCTGCGCACCACAGGAGGATGCCGGCGCGGAAGGCGTCGCCGTTGGGCGTCGCGGCGAACTTCGAGTCGCGCAGGCGCCGCACGTCCAGCTCCATGTACTGGAAGTCGCGCAGGTCGCAGTCGGCCGGCGTCAGCGGGTCCGGCCGCTTCGGGTTGGAGGTGTCGTCAGGCAAGGCCCCTCCCGTCGAAGTCGTTGGCAGCCTCCTGCTCCGCCATGCGTTTGCGCCGGCGCAGCTCCAGCAGGTGCGCCTTCTGCGCCATCCAGGCCTGATCGCGGGCGGCCCGGTCTTCGATCGACCGCGAGCCCTTGAACCGCTCCTCGGCCTCGAGCATCTGCTGGCCGAAGCGCTGGATGCGGGCCAGCAGCTCCTCGTCGGGCACGCGCGACAGCGGCGGATCGTTCGGGTGGCGCCTCATGTCCCCTGCTCCTTGAGCGCCGGCAGCGCCGCGGCCAGCTCGGTCAGCATCGCCTCCACTCGGGAGACGACGCGCTGCCGGCGCGCGTCGGGGCTGTCCATGTACTTGGCCGCCAGGTACTCGATGACGGCCTCGGCCTCGCCGGTGCTGGCGATCCAGGCCTCGAGGTCGTCCAAGTTGAAGCGCTGCGTGTCGCCCTCGGCGGGATTGAGCTTGCGCGAGAGGGTCGACGGCGCGATGTCCATGTCGGCGGCCTGCGACTTCATCGGCTTGCGGGTCACCGCGGCCCTGTGGGCGACATAGGCGCGCAGAGAGGCGAAGCGATCGGGCAGCGCGGGCTCGAAATTGAAGGTGAGCTGGGAAGGGGCAACGGGTGTCATGAGCGCTGAGCCTTAGTTGCCATCTCCGCGCCGGGCATGCGAAAGACGATGCGGCCATAGACGAGGAGACACCGCATGCAGTACGCGGATGAAACGAGAAGCCCCGCCGACCCAGCAAAGAACGGGACAGGCCGGCGGGGAAGTGCCGGCGTCGCCGGCTCCAGGACGCGAAAGGGTGCCCGCTCGCTTTCGACTTACGCTGGAGGTCTTCACACGACCAACCGCGAAAGGAGCGGGCATGAGCGATGCGCTTGCGAACGTGCTGTCCTCGTTGGAGACCAGGATTACGGCGCTGGAATTGCTGGTGTATGCGCTGCTGCAGTCCATCGACGACCGGCAGCTCCTGGCGGACGATTTCAAGCAGCGCCTCCACCAGGCGTACGAGCTGACTGCAGCGATTCAGCAGGGCTCGGCGGTAACTTCGGACGAGGCGATCGAGGCGTTGAATCGAAGGCTTCACGAATTGCTGCCAGCCTCACTGAGGCCAGACGGTCTGCCTCCAGCAAGCGGGCCAGCTCGTCCTCGATAGAACGCCGCCCTCGCCTCCTCCACGCGATCGGAGTTGCCGGCCGCATGTCAGTGCTCCCCCCGCCGCTTCAGTTCGCCTTCAAGTTCGGCGATCGTGCGCGCGGCCGCGATCTTTTCGACCAGCAGCTCGTCGCACCGGCGCTCGAACTTGTCGCGCTCTTCGGAGAGCAGCTCGATCAGCAGGCGCTGCTGCCGGACGAAATTCAGATAGTTCGCGCGCATGAACAGCGGGAAGCGCAGCAACGCATAGGTGACCACGACACCCGCGATCACGAAGAGCAGGACGTGCAGCGCGTTCAGCACGCGGTCGGCGAGGTCCACGGCTCAGGCCCCGTTCGGCTCGGGCTCGGCGGGCTCCTCTGCGAGTCTGGCGAGCACCTCCGGGGGCAGGTGTTTGCGCGCGAGCACGGCCAGCACGCGATCAGCGATGCGGGCAGGCAGATCCTCTGGCCACTTGTCCACGGCCTGGTAGGACACACCGATCTCCTTGGCTGCTGACGCCGTGGAGCCGCCAAGGAGTTCAATGGCTTTCGCTTTGCGCATGCCGGCATTGAACCACAGTTCAAGGGGATTGTGCAACTCGGGTTCAGGCCAGTGGCCGCAAACTGCAACCGTGGTTGCAGTTGACTACTCCGAACGGCTGAAATCGGCGATGAGCGAAGCGAAGGTCACGACTTCGCAGCTCGCCGAAGCTCTTGGCGTGAGCTTCCAGGCCGTGCGCAAAGTCGAGAACGGAGGGCGGTTCAGCGCAAAGAACAACGCTGCCGCGGCCAAGAAGCTGGGCGTCAACAGCGATTGGCTAGCCACCGGAAACGGACCGCGCAAAGCCGGTGAAGCAGCTACTTCCAATTCCACCGAGCTCGATCAGAAGCTGCAGCAGCTGCTCAATGACTACCAAGAGCTCATGGAGGACGACCAGGAGCGTTTCGCCCGAGAGATCGCTGCCCTGGCGAAGAAAATGCGAATCCACAACGCGCGCATCCTGTGGAAGGCGGTCACGCTAGAGCGTGACGTGCCGCCGACGCTGGCAGATCTAGATCCGGACGAGCAATTCACAACGGATGACGAAGAACGGCTACGCCAGAAAAAGGCGCGGCAAGCTGCTGCCGGCAACAGCGCGCGTAAGCGATCCACCTAAGGTCTTTCCCGTCCGCCAAGCGGCGGATGTTCTAACCCCACAAGCTTCCTGCAATGATGAGCCCAAGACCAACAACGAAGTTCCATGCTGAAGGTCGTTTCGTTAGGCGTGTGCAGGGACACGATAGCCTTGTTCCGCTTTCTGCTGCGCCTGGCGATCACGGGCGAGATCCGCGGGGCCGCGGTCTGCTACTACCGCAGAGGAATCGGCACCGAGGTGGCGCTCACTGGAATCTACGAGGACGAGCCGGAGCGAGCTTTGGCCGGAGCCGACCTGATCAAGGTGGCGGCCGGGCATCAGCTCGACCTGTTTTCCTGAATGGGTTCCGCTGATGGCTCTCATCACCTGTCCGGAGTGCGGCGCGCAGATCAGCGACAAGGCGGCTGCTTGCCCACGCTGCGGCGCTCCTGTCGCGGCGGCCGGTCCCTCGCCGATGACTGCGCGCGAGTGGTTTCACGGCAAGCCCCAGCCACCAGAGCGCGAAAAGGATGGGCCGCCGGTGTGGGTCTGGATTGTCGTGGTCGTTGTGCTGAGTCTGATAGCCCTTGCCGTGCTCAGCCCGCCGCTGCCGCCGGAGTCGCCGGAGTCCAAGGCGAAGCGCCTCGACAAAGCCACCATCGACCTGTGCTGGCAGCAGCAGGCGCGCAAGTCGCTGGAGCCCAGCACGGCACGCTTCATCGCAGGCGCGTGCGAACAGGCGGAAGCCGATTTCCGACGGAAGTACGGTCGCGCCCCATGATGTCCCGAGCGGTGCCGAGGCCGCGGTCATGACGCGCGAGATCGCCGTCCGGCGCGCCAGCTCCAACCGCTCGAACCCGCGCAGCTGGGTGTAGTCGTCCCCCGGCACGCAGCCGTACAGCACCGCATCGTCGCGCTCTCCCCTTCCGCTCTCCTGAGTAAGTAGGAAGCCCGCCTCGAGCGGGCTTTTTTGCGCCTACCGTTCGTCGGATTGAACCGGGGCTATTGAACCTCAGTTGCGCCCAGGCTTGAACTGTGGTTCAATACTCGCACTGACCCACCAGAGCGAGCAATGCAAGCCTTCCGCATCACCATCGGCCGCCGCGACGCCCCGCGGCTGGAGTTCGCCGCGATGGCGACCGATTCCGCCGCGGCGTTCGAGCAGCACGTGGACCTGGCCGAAGTCGGCGAGCGCGTGGAGATCACGCTGGCGCAGCGTACCGAGGAGATCCTGCAGCGCGCGCTGGCGAAGCGCCAGCAGCTGGAGGACGCAGAGCGGCAGGCGCGCGAGCGTGCGGCCGAGGACTTCCGGCGCTGGGACGCGGCCCGCCGGGCGGCGCACAAGCCGGCCGAGGGGACGTACGGCCGCCTGACGTGCAGCCTCTGCGGCTCGCCGTCGAACTCGCAGGTGTGCGGCGGCTGCTCCGGCCACCTGCAGCGCTCCGGGGGCCGGCTGTGAACGGGGCGAAGCACACGCCGGGGCCGTGGCAGCGCAGCGGTGTCCGCGCAAAGCTGGGTGCCGAGGATTGCCTCAAGGTGGGCCCGGACGGCTTCCCTGTTGCCTACCTCCCCATCGGAAGGACGCAAAACGACCATGCAGGCGCGATCGCGGACGCGAATCTGATCGCCTCGGCCCCGGAGCTGCTGGAGGCTCTGGACGGCCTGATGGAACTCGAGAGGCGCGGTCGCTTGATGC